TAGCTGAAGCAAGACTTGAACAAATTTCTAGGTTTAGTGATGATAGTAAAATTAAAATTTCTAAAGACGTTTTTACAACCCAAGAGGAAGCTGAAATACGCGCAGAACAAATTGGTTGCGTTGGTTATCACGTTCAAGATATAGACGGAAACGAATATTATATGCCGTGTGATTCTCACGAGGAATACGAGGACATCATTGGAACACAAACAAGTTAGCGAACAAGTTAGGGAAGCTCTTAAAAAAAAAGTAGATGAACATAACGAGAAGTACGGCGACCAAGCTGGTAAGCGCGTAACACTTGGTATGTTAGAAGCAGTATTCCGTCGTGGTGTTGGCGCTTATAATACTAATCCGCAAAGTGTAAGACCTAACGTTCAATCCGCAGACCAATGGGCTTATGCTCGTGTTAATACTTGGCTACGTGCAGTTCGTACTGGTAGTTTTACTGGTGGTAAGTTTGATACAGACTTACTTCCGTCTGGACACCCATTATCAACTAGAGATAAATCGTTTAAAGGTTTGTATGATGATTTAGATTTTACTATTCCTAAAGGTGCTAAAGAAGAAGCTAAAAGAGGATTAGCTTGGCGTAAAGAGTTTGGTAGAGGTGGAACTGATGTTGGTCTTAACTCTGCACGATACATAATAAATAACACAACTGCTGGTTCTGAAAAAGTTAGACATATTGCTAAATACTTTCCTAGACACGAAGTTGATAAAAGAGCTGAGGGTTGGCGTCAGGGCGAAGCTGGTTATCCAAGCAACGGGCGTATTGCGTGGGCGCTTTGGGGTGGCGAAGCTGGTAAAGTCTGGTCGCAAAAACTTGTTAGGGCTATGAATAAACGTGATGAAAAAGCTATTTCTGCATTTGAATTAATTAAACGTCGTAATACTTTAAGAGAGGAAAGCTGGGATTATCGTTTAAATCGTTTTCGTTCTAGTGATACAAAAGATATTCTATGGAAAGAACACGATAAACTTCTAACTCAATGGGAAAAAATAATAAGAAATGTTTTCTTTGAATTATTACAAAGTCAAGATTTAAAAATATTATCAATGATGAACCAATATGGCGTTCAACAAATTGGTGTTAATGGTCTTATTGAATTTGCTATAGATGAAAATACTAAGAGCTGGTCTGCTCGTGTTTATGATTACTTTATGTCATTGGTTAATGACTTCGCATTTTATCAAGTTGATTTGTTATTACCTAATGCTAAGTCTATGCCTAATGTTATTCCGCTATATGAAAAGCAAAGTGAAAAAGAAATTATTGAGCAGGGTTTGTTCTATCGTCTTGTATCTATTCAACAACTTCCACTTCCTAATTTACGTAATGACGCATTAATACAAGATTATGTTAAAGATTTGATTGATGACTTATTACCAGAATTATCTAATACTTCTAAAAAACGTTTTAGCGCAACCTTTAGGAAATCTTTACAAGAAGCTTTAGAGGACGGCTTGTCTGGTCGTGCATTACAAAAGTATGTAGCTAGTTCTGTTAAAAAAGTATTAAGCCAAAAAAACTTGACTAGAGCTTTAACTATTGCTAGAACTGAATCTAACAAACTTGCAAATTATGGACGTTTAGTTGGTGCAAAATCAACCCAGATTGTATATACTAAAGAGTGGATTTCGCAACGTGACGGTAAGGTTCGTGACGCACACGTAACTTTAGACGGAACAGAAATCCCAGAAGATAACCAGTTTAATTATGGTGGTTATCAAATGGATTACCCAAGCGATAGTTCATTAGGCGCACCGCCAGAACTTACGGTAAATTGCCGTTGTTTTTTGAACTATCACGAAAAGAGGATATAAAGTTGGCTGATAGAAAAGAATATAGAAATAAAGATATTTTAAACTTTGATGAAGAAACGGGAACTGTAGAAGCAGTTTTCTCTGTTTTCAATGAGATTGATAGTGACAATGATGTAGTTTTACCTAAATCAATTCGTAGTGGATATGGCGATAAGGGTGTCGCTATGGTCTGGGGGCACGATTGGAAAAACATAATTGGTAAAGGCAAAATTATACAAGATGATAATAAAGCTTTGTTTAAGGGTTCGTTCAATATGAACACTCTTGCTGGTAAAGAAGCTTATGAAACTGTTAAAGCTATGGGAGATTTACAACAATGGTCTTTTGGTTTTGAAGTTCTTGATAGCGAAGTCGGTATGTTCTCTAAAGACGGTGGCGAAGAAAAAGAAGTACGCTACTTAAAAGATTTAAAAGTATGGGAAGTATCGCCTGTAATGGTCGGTGCTAATCAAAACACTCATACTGTTGCAGTTAAAAATGCTGAACAAGAAATGGAAACTAATGATAAAGAAATTAAAAATGAAATTAAATCAACTGATATTGAAGTTGAGGAAGTTAATAGGGATAACATAGGTTTAAAATTTACAGACGAAGTGGACAACTTGCTTATCAAGATGACCGCTATGTTAAAAAGAGCTAAGGAGCTTACTGCCTTACGCTTGGGTAAAGACAAAACACTTTCGGCTGAAAGCACGGAAGCGCTTGAAAATCTAAAGGACGCATTACAAGATATGCACCAAGATATAGATACGCTACTTCGTGTTGGTACTGATAGTGTTGACGAAGTAATAGACGAGCTGGACGCAAACGAATTGTTTAGAGAAACTACTCAATTACTTGCGGACACTCTTGATTTATAAAGGAAAAGTTATGGCTGACTTAAATAAAAAGAACGCAGAACTTGCTGAATTAAGAGGTAAATTACACGAATTTGCTAGTGCTAAAGACTTCTCTGATTTTACTGCTGAAGATAAGGAAACTTGGGCAAAGATGAACGAGGAAGCTAAATCATTAGCTGACTCTGTTCGTGAGCTTCAAGTTTTTGAAAAAGAGCGTAAAGCAAATGAGGAACTTTTAGAAGCTGGTAAAGTAGTTAATCCACTTCCAATTCACGAGGAAAAAACTGCAAGAGCTAGAACTCTAGGCGAAGAAGTTATCAATTCTACCGCTTACAAATCTTTTATGGACAATGGACAACTTAACATAACAAGTGAAATTAAATACAATCCTATTTTGGAAAGTAAGACACTTGTTGATGAAGCTTCCGCTTATCCACCAAAAGTTGTAAGAAGTGACTTGATTTATCCTACCGCTTTGAGAAATCCTAATTCTGTTATTGACTTATTTTCTGTAATTCCTACAGACCAATATCAATATAAGTATTTGGAAGAAACAACATTTACAAACAACGGCGCAGAAGTTGCAGAGGGTTCAGCATTTGGCGAATCTGCATTAGCTTTCACAGAACAAACTGAAAACATCAGAAAGTTCGGTGTATCTATTCCTGTAACTGAAGAATTATTATCTGACGTTGCAACTGTTAATGGTTATCTTGATTCAAGATTAAGAACTATGTTGCAATTAAGACTTGATTCACAATTACTAAACGGTAATGGAACTGCTCCAAACATACGAGGAATATTAAATAAATCTGGTATCAATACTTTTGACTACGCTACCTACACAGGTAACCTCAAGAGAATTGGACAAATCTATCAAGCGATTACTGAAATACGTAAAGACGCTTTCTTAGAACCAGACGCAATATTAATGCACCCGTCTGATTGGAACGACGTTGTAACTGAAGTAAATGCAGTAACAACATCTGGTGCTTTAAATCCATTGTTTGTTGGTGCTGGTATGTTCAACGGCGCACCTACATCAAGTATGTGGGGTGTTAAAGTTGTTCCTACAACTGCACTTTCAGCAGGAACAGCATTAGTTGGTGTATTCGGCGGTGGTCTTGCTTCTCATATCGTGTCTAGAGCAGGTATGGAAGTAGCTATGTCCGATTCACACTCTGACTTCTTTACAAAAGATAAAGTTATGATGAAAGCAAGTATGAGATTAGGTTTCGCAATCTATCGAGCAACTGCTTTCTGTTCAATTACAAACTTCTAAAGCTTGTAATTATGGTTTTGTTTTCGCACTCGTCTTATAAGGCGGGTGCGGAACAAGATAATAAAGGAAAAAATATGAAATTAAAAAAAGATGTTTATGAAAAAGACGGAAAGATAGTTCTGTCTGACGGACACCCTAAAGAATTTGCTGGGCAATCTTGCCGTAAATTAGCTATAGCTGGAGAAGAAATTTCTGACGCACAAGCAAAAGAGTGGGGTATCAAAGAATCTAAAGCAAAAGAACCAAAAGAAAATAAAGCTAAGTAGGTCGTAAGTGGCTGGAACTCAATACGTTGATAAAGCTGACCTAAAAGCATATCTAGGTTTGAGTGGTACTGGGCAAGACGATAACATTGATAATGCTATAAATGGTGCTTCTAGGTTAATAGACGCTTTTTGCGGTCGTCACTTCTATCAAGACAATGCAGTTAGAACTGAATATTACACGCCTACTAACTTTGTTGAAATTTCTGTAAATGATATTTCTACAACAACTGGTCTTATCGTTAAGTTAGATACAACTGATAATGGAACTTACGATACAACTTTAACTATTAATACTGATTTTGTTTTATTACCAGTTAATCCGCGTATAAATAAAATTGCTGACGGCAATACTTATTACTTTCCTTATACTGATATTCAAATACTGCCTACTCGTTCTAGTGAGAGGTTTGACCCGTTAATTAAAAATAACATTAGCGTAACTGCTAAATTTGGTTTTACTGTTATTCCAGAAGCTATTGCACAAGCAACTTTAATACAAGCTACTCGTCTATGGAAACGTAAAGATACACCATTTAATGTATTTGGTAATGAACAAATTGGTACGCAAGAATTATTTTCTAAATTTGACCCAGACGCAAAAGAACTTATTAAAGGCTATATAAAGCATAGACTATGAGCTATGACGTTCTTGGCGCTGGTGAATTAAAAAGACGTTTAAAACTTCAAGCATTAGCAGGTGTCCATTTAAGAAATTTCTTTGCTGAATATGGTAAGTTAATAGTAACTGACGCTAAAAAAACTGCACCTAGATTTGAGGGTAATTTACGTGGTAGTTTAACTTATAAACATCTTCCTACTGCTTCTGGTATTCCTACTGGTATTGAATTGTTTTCTCGAAGTCCTTACGCGCTTTACGTTCACGGATATTATGACCAAAAGTTTAATATGAAAGAGCCGTGGAGCAGAACTAAACCACATTACCCGCCAATTAAAGCTTTACAAAAATGGGCTGACGCTAAAGGTATAAACGTCTATGCAGTTCAACACGCAATAGGTCAAAGAGGAACACCGATTATTCCGTTTTTTAAGATTGCTATTAAAAATAATGAAGCACAAAGAAAACTACTATTATCAAAAACTGGTATTAAGATAGAAGCACAATGGCGAGCAGGTCGTCGTGGAACGTTAGGAACAAAAATATAATGGCTAACTTAACAAACATTAGAAATGAAATTAAAAATAACTTGGCTAACATAAGCACTCTTTCTGTTTATGGTTATGTGCCTGATATGGTTGAACCACCTACCGCAGTTGTAGGCGTAATGGAAACTATTAACTATGACGCTTCAATGCAACGTGGTGCTGACCGTTATGAGATTCCAGTTTTTCTTTATGTTAGTCGCGTAGATGCGCAAGATAGTCAAGAAACTTTAGACGGCTACTTGGCTTCGTCTGGTGCTACTTCTGTTAAAGCACAAATAGAAAGTGATACAACGTTGAACGGCGAAGCACAATCTGTTAGAGTGGTAAGTGCAAGTAACTATGGTGTTTATGAAATAAATAACGTAGCTTACTTAGGCGTAGAATTTATTGTAGAGGTAATTGCGTAATGTATGAAATAAAACAAAGTTTAATGACAAATGGTAAGATAATCGAAGCTGGTTCAATAGTTGAAGAAAAAGCTATACCTAAAACAAGTATTCAATGGTTATTAGACCAAAACATAATTGTTAAGGTAGATAAGAAATATAAAGAAAATAAATTACAAGAAATTGCTGAAGCAAAAAAACAAGCTAAAGCAGAGGAAGAATAATTATGGGTAAAGGTTCTGGATATGGTGGCGGTTCAAGACGTTCTGGTCGTAGGTCATCTGGTCGCGGTTCTGGTAGGCGAGGTAAATAATGGCTTTTAAGCACGGTAAAAATACAAAGGTTTATATAAATAATAATGATTATTCTGCATACTTTAATAATGCTGATACTACTCGTACCGCAGATGTTGCAGAATCTACTACATTTGGAAAATCAAGCAAGACTTATATTTCTGGAAATAAAGACGGTACAGTTTCGCTTGGTGGTTTTTTTGACGCTACTGCTGATTCAACCTTACAAGGTTTAGTTGGTGGTGCTGATTTTGTTTTTGTTATGGGTATTGACGGCTTGGACGCAACTGATAATTGTGTCTTTGGTAATGCAAACATAACAAGTTATGGCGTATCTTCGCCTGTAGGCGATATAGTCGCCACTTCAATAGATGTCCAAGCTGATTCAGGGTTGTTCTCTGGTTCAGTTTTAGAAAATGCTAACTACACGGCAACTGCTAGTGGAACTGCTAGAGATAATGGCGCTTCTACTGGTAACGGCGGTGGAGCTTTCATATTAGTCACTTCGGCTAGTGGAACTACACCTACGTTGGACGCAAAAATAACGCATAGCGCTGACGACGTAACTTATGCTGACCTAGTGACTTTTACACAATTCACAACTTCAGCTGGTGCAGAATTTAAGTCAATCGCTAAAGGAACTACAGTAAACCGCTACTTAAAAGTAGAGATAACTATAGCTGGAACAAGTCCAGACTATAATGTTATAATTGGTTTGGGTAGAAATAATTAAGAGGAGAATATATGGCTTTCGTACACGGTAAAGATTCAGTTTTTAAACTAGATAACTCTAGTGGAACTTTAACTGATATTTCTAGCTACGTAAACAATGTGGACTTTCCTGAAACCGCAGATGTTGCAGAAACAACAACACTCGGCGCAGGTTCTAAAACATATATAGTTGGTTTAAAGGACGCAACAATTTCTATTGGTGGGCTTTGGGATTCTACTGCTGACGCTATCTTTGGTGCAGTTGTAGGACAATCCGCAAGTTTGTCTTTTGAATATAGTCCTGAGGGAACTACTGTCGGTAATGTAAAATATACTGGCGAAGCAATCCTAACTAGCTATGCAGTTTCAAGTCCAGTTGGCGACGTCGTTGCTTATAGTGCAGACCTACAAGTAACTGGCGACGTAACACGTGGAACTCACTAAGAAATTTTAGAGAAAGAACACAATGAGTGAATTTTTAGATATAAATAATATAAGTAAATTGCCTGACGTTCCAATTAAGGAAATAGAAATTCCTGAGTGGAAAACCAAAGTTAAGGTAAAGGGCTTATCGAAGAAAATGCAAGTTGAACTTGCGCGTATATCTGGTGCAGAAAACACGGACGCTTTTGATTATCAAAAAGCATTATTAAAAGCTTCCGTAGTTATTCCTGTTCTTGATGATGAAGCTATTGACAAGCTTTATGAAAAAGACGCAACAGTAATTGATAAGTTATTTGTTGAAATAGCAAGCCTTAATGGGATTGGCGGTGAGGTTCAAGAGGAAATCTTGAACGAATTTCAAGAACAATAACGAACTCGCGTTTCGTTTTCGGTTAGCCCGTGACTTATGTATGACGGTAGGCGAATTATCTACTACAATGTCATCATACGAGTTTTCACAATGGGTAGCTTTCTACTTATGGGAACAACAAGAACAAAATAAACAAATAGCTATGGCGCAAGCCGAAGCTAAAAAGAGGAAATAGTTTATGGGCGCTGGTGCTGACTTAATAATAAGAATCGTCACTAAAGGTACTCAACTTGCTAAATCACAATTAAATAGTTTAGGCAAAGAGGGTGCTGAACTTGGCGGTAGTATGTCCAAGCTAGCCAAATTTGGTATAGCTGGTGTTGGCGTTGCATTAATTGGTGTGGCTAAGGGTATTTCCGCTTCCCTATCTGCCTTTAAGGAATTTGATAGTAAGCTTACGCAATCTCTTGCGATTATGGAAACTACCGAAGCTCAACAACAAGCTATGATTCAAGCTACAAGAGATGTAGCTATGGAAACTACCATTAGCGCTAATGAAAGTGCTGAAGCTTATTTCTATCTTGCTTCTGCTGGTTTAGACGCTGAACAATCTATCTCTGCACTTCCGCAGGTCGCTAAATTTGCACAAGCAGGTATGTTTGATATGAGTACTGCTACTGACTTAGCAACTGACGCACAATCTGCTCTCGGTCTTACTGTTAAAGACGCTACACAAAACTTAGAAAACTTAACCCGCGTAACTGACGTCTTAGTAAAAGCAAACACATTAGCTAACGCAACTGTTCAACAATTTTCAGAAGCTCTTACTAACAAAGCAGGTTCAGCCTTAAAGGTAACTAACAAAGATATAGAGGAAGGTGTTGCGGTACTTGCAGTATTTGCAGACAAAGGTGTTAAAGGTGCTGAAGCTGGTGAAAAATTAAATCAAATTCTTAGAGATGTTAGCCGTGCCGTTAAGAAAAATGAGGACGCGTGGAGAGCAAGTGGAATTGTTGTAACTGACGAAACTGGAAACCTATTGCATATTTCTGATGTTATTGCAAATCTAACTGCTGGTATGGACGGTTTAAGCGATACACAAAAAGCTGGTTTGTTAGACCAGTTAGGATTGAATAGAGGTGTCGCTGACGGTATTAAAATACTTGCAGGTTCAGAGGAACAAATAAGAGCATACGACGAAGCATTGCGTGAGGCTTCTGGAACAACCGCAGAAATTGCAGAAAATCAAATGGACACATTACAAGCTCAATTAGATGTTTTGCATAATAAGTGGCAAATACTTTTAACTGATATTGGTTCTGACTTTGAGCCTACTGCTCGTGCTACTGTCGGATTCCTAGATAGAATCATTACAAAAATTATTGAACTTAGAGAAGTAACTGATAATGATGTAGACGCTATACGCAAATATACTTTAGTCTGGCGTGATGTTCAAACTCAATATGGCTACACAACTTTTGCAACTAAACAACTTGTACGTGTTTTGCACGATAGCGAGAAATCACACGACGACGAACGTGACGCTATTGAGGAATATACTTGGTCTTTATATAAAAATAGCAAAGCTATTGACGAATCGGCTGAAGCTGGACAAAACTTAATTGATACACAAACAATGATAGACGACCTTATCGGTGATACACAATATACCGTTGCAGAATTAACTTCACTCTTTGAGGAAAACGGTATAGCTATGGACGAGAACGCAGAAAAAGCTATAGATTTAGCAAAAGCTTATGAGGACGAATTGCTTGACGGAATTGAATCTGTTCTTGACGCTATGGAAGCATTAGAGGATAGGCAAGATAGAATTAACAAAGCTGAAACGGCACGTAATAAAGCTTTGAAAAAACAAACTGAAGCTACCAATGAAGTTGCTAAAGCACAAGAGAATTTAAACAAAGTTCAAAACGCTGAAAAAGCATTTATAGCTCGTCGTGATTTTGCACTTAAACAATTACAAAAATCAAAAGAGGAAAGTAAGAAAGTAACTGCCGAGGAAGAATTGGCTATACTTGAACAAACAAAAACTGTTAATGAACTTACTGACGCACAAGACGGCTCTAGGGAAAAAGAACTTGAATTACAAATTGCTAAAGCTCGTTTAACTGAACTTACTGAAGCAAGTACTTCTGCTACTGATAATGAACGTCAAGCCCAAAATGAATATCAAAGAACTTTAGACGAACTTGAAAAACATTATGAAGATGTTGAAAGAGCGCAACAACAAGTAACTGTTGCTAAAGAACGTGAAACTGAAGCTATTGCTAAAGTTCGTGAGGAACAAGAAAAACTTAATAAGCTAACTGAACAATCGTTAAAAAATACTTTGGAATATGCAAAACTTCAAGACGACCTCAATCAAGCTTTAGAGGAATTTGGTAAAGGAACTAAAGGTTATAATGACGCTCTTGAAAAAATGGCGCAACTTACTGGCGTAAAAGTAACTGATATGATGAAAATGTATGACGCATTATTTGCAAAAGCTTCACAAGTTGGCTTAGATGTTGGTACTGGTGTTGTTGGCGACGGTGCTGGTGGCGGTGGCGGTGCTGGTGGAACAAAATTTCCAGCAAGTGGTGGCGCGTTTGTTCCTACTTCTACCGATATTGGTGGCGGTTTATTACAACGTAATCTTGGTGGCGGTCAAACTCTTATAACTGTTAATACTGGAACTTCTTTATCAACCGCAAGTGATATACAAGAAGCCGTTGCTAAAGCTTTACAAGAGGGTGCTAGGCGCGGTATTAACGTGGCTTTCTAATGTCTATTGCTTTTGATACTAATGTTGATTTAACTGTAGAAATTGGTTTTGATTCTAACCC